TGATGAGCTATTTTCTGGATATTGCTCGTGCTGTGGTTGGGAGTCGGTTATCTGTGAAACGGATGTTGCTGATATGCCGTATTGCCCAAACTGCGGTGCATATATGAGAGGTGAACAGGAATGAGACTGATAGACCCAATTGAATTAAAAAGGGCTATATCGGTAGCGGCCATGTCTAACAATCACAAGACATTAGAGCAGATTATAGACGAACAGCCCTCCGCACAGCCAGAAATCATAAGGTGTAAGGATTGCACAAGGTTTGACAAGAAGAGAGGATGTAATCTTGTTGAAGGTTTAAACATAGCAAGGGCAGACAGTTTTTGCAGTTATGGGGAAAGGCGAGAGGAAAAGCGATGACAGTAGGCGGATGGATATTATTTGTATGTGGAGCGGCTCTTTTATTAGGCGGAGCATTAGGATTTGCCGCGATGCTTGAATGCGAAAAAAAGGGATTTATTATTGCGACGTTGGTAGGAGCGGTTCTCACCATTGCGTTATTGGTTCTTATGCTTTGGTGGTTTGGCAATACGGCAAGCGGCAAGAGGGCCTTTAAAAGCCAAGAGTCCAATTTCAACGACGGAATTGAGCGCAGTGTCAAAGTGTATGACGTAGAGGGTGAGGTTATTGCCGAATATCACGGGAAATTCGATGTGAAGTATGACGAAAGCAGGATTCTATTCGATGATGAGAACGGTAAGCGCCATATAATCTATTACCCAACAGGAACAGTTGTTATTGATGAGGAGTGAACGATGACAGACTATATAAGCCGTGAGGCGGCAATAGACTATATCAGATTGCAACGATGGCGAAGGTTTGACGGGATGACAATAGAACAAGCCATGATAACTATGATTGAGGAAGTGCCTGCCGGCGGGCGCGAATGGTTACACGATCTACTCCAAGACGCAATAGACGCCGGCATAATCACCGAGACCCAAGCCTCACGCCTCATGGACATGATTGACCCATCGGAGGACAACACATGATATTAGCATTCTTCATCGGCCTCTTCGTCGGAGGCGGCGATTGATGCGGAGGACGATAAATGGATCTGAAAGAATTAACAGACAGAACTTTCGAATTGTTCGGAGTTGATGACCCTGATGATCTCGGCTCTGCGCTCCTGAAAAATATCAGCAGCATCGATAAACTCAAAGCCTTCTGTGATTTGGTTGACGGAGATTTAAGCATCGACTGGATGCAGATGATTTATCAATACTATCTCGCAGACCGCAAAGAAAAAAAGCAGGATTATACACCGAAATCTCTTGCCAAATTTATGGGGATGCTTGCCGGAGATGGCGAGATAATCACTGACATGTGTGCAGGATCGGGAGCGTTGATAATCCAGAAATGGGATCAAAACCATGATTTGGAATTTAAGGCAATCGAGATTGATGGTAATGTGATACCGTTTTTGCTGTTTAATATGGTTCTTCGGAATATTCGATGTGATGTTTACCAGAAGGATGCGCTGACAGATGAAGAGCCGATAAAGATGTGGACAGTTGAAAAGAGAGAGGTATTCGGATGCATAGCCTGATTACAAATCCGCCGTATAACATGCGGTGGAAGCCTCCTGCACTGGCAGGATTCATGCCGAAATATTCCGGTTACACAATCCCTCCGGAACAAAATGCGAACTATGCATTTATTCTTTCGGGGTTGGAATTAGCAGATAGCAGGGCGGTTTTTCTACTGCCGAACGGCGCGCTTTCTTCAGGAATCAAGGCAGAACAGGAAATCCGGCAACAGCTTATACAGCAGAATCTCCTACTTGCCGTTATCACACTTCCATCAAACATGTTCGAATCCACCAACATTCCAACATGCCTGCTGATTTTTGATAAGCGCAAAGATACTCGCAAAATTGCGATGATGGATTTAAAAGAGCATTGCAAAGAGGAAGTCAGAGACCAGAGAGGACAGTTCGGCGGCAATTCTCACACAGGGCGAACATACCACAAGACGGTAAATGTGATTCCTGATGATGTGATGTATAAATGCGTTGACCTTCTCAAGTCCAAGCAAGACGAGCCGAATCTGTGCAAATGGATAATGCCGGAGGAAATCGCAAGGCTGGACTACAATCTTGTGCCACGCCGTTATCTGGAGACTGAAATAGAAGAAAAGCACAGGTCATTCGAGGACATTGCCAATGATTATAACCGTATTATCCGGCAGAAAAACGCTATCAAGATACGGATGAATCGGACTGCTGCGAAGCGTCTCGGCTATGATTGCATGAACATTGACAAACCTGATTTATCGGCGTCCTTCGGAGTTGTCGGGCAAAAGGTACTGAAAGAGGATAATATCTCTTTTGGGGCAGATGACGGAATCAAAATACAAATCAGCACAAAAGACGGAATACATCCGCTGATTCTCGATTTTTTGAACCACTGGAATCAGATGATTGTGTACCTGAATAAAGAGGAGAATAGATACCTTGCTGAGTTTAGGGACGCACTCCTGCCGGAATTGATGAGTGGAAGAATAGAGGTGAACGACAAGTGACTTTTTCTGAACACTTTTGTTGCTTTACCTGCACACTTCCCCGAAAGGACTTGACAAAATGAAATCATCATCTGAACGGGCCCGAGCCTCTGAGCGCCAACGCAAGTACCGCCTCTGCTCCCAGATCATCCGCGAAGCCAAGCGCTGCGTCGAGCTGGCCGGCAATCCGATCCGGTTCGTCGACCCGTACACCGCACGCACCGCGCCACGCCGCAAGCACCACATCCGGGCATGATGTCATGGTATGTCATATTTACTCTGCTATATAGTTAGGCTGTGAAAAGCTGCAAAGCGTTATCACTTCATCCTTCTTGTCTGGGCGTCCTTAGTGCGAGGGCGCCCTACTTGATGCGATGGGGTGGGGGTAGGGGCTAAGCAATGAACGACCCACGACAGACGCCAGCCTGGCGCCGGCTACGAATAGAATGCTACGAGCGCGACAAGGCGCGCCATGCTGTCTGCGTTCACTGCGGCCAGCCGATCAACTACAACGTTAAGCCGTCGAGCACTGACGACAGCTACGAACCCGACCACCGGCTGACTGTGGAGGCGCATCCGGAATACGCACTGCTTCCCGAGAACGTCCAGCCGTCACACCGCCGTTGCAACAGGGCACGGGGGCAGAGGGCCGGCCTGAACAATTTGGGAAAAAGAACACGCGACTGGTCCGGAGGGGTGTCGAAATCTTGAGAAAAACGAGCCGGAAAAGATCAACCCGGCAGCCATGATTTATCCCTCCGCAAAAAATGGCCGATACCAGCGGGCAAGAAGGAGAAAAATTATTAGTATGGCACAAGGAAGGCTCAGAAAAGGGGTTGAAAAGTCCATAAAAGCCGCGGTTGAGGCGGGAAAGCTCGACCTTGAGCAGTCAGCTGCGCCCATTGCCTTGCTGCGATACCTGGCGGACAAGATCGACGAGAGCACCGGGGAAACGAACGCCCTGCGCTACATCTCGCCGTCGCAGTATTTGAACTACTGCAAAGAGCTCGGATTCTTCCCGGAGGGCGTCAACAAGAAGGCCCAGAAGGAAGAACCGAAAGAGTCCGAGAACGTCGTCTCAATCGTAGGGAACTCGAAATGGAAACGGGCGTGATTTACGGCAAGGAAACTCCGCGAATATTTACGCCGCCGCTCCGTGAGCTGACGCCGGACACGTCGCTCGGCTATGAGGTTATAGAGTTCGCGGAGAGCGTGCTCAAGATCTCGCTGCTGCCCTGGCAAAAGTGGCTCGTGATCCATGCGCTGGAGGTTGTGCCGGATCCCGTCGACGGGTGGCGCCTGCGGTTTAAAAATGTCCAGGTGTTAGTCGCCAGGCAGAACGGAAAAACGACGCTGTCCTGTGTGATCGCACTGTATTTCTTGTATCAACTCGAGGTCTCGCTCGTGCTCGGCACCGCTCAGGACGTGAGCAACGCGGAGGACGTCTGGCAGACCTGCGTGGACATGGCGCAGGAGAACGAAGTCCTTGCGGAGGCAATAAAGCACGTTTGGTACACGAACGGCTCGAAGCGGCTGCAGCTAACGGACAATCGTGATTATAGAGTAAGAGCATCGAACAGAAAGGCCGGCAGGGGCAAATCCGCCGACCTTGTTTTATTAGATGAGCTTAGAGAGCATCAGACGTGGGACGCCTGGGCGGCGCTCAGCAAAACGGGCATGGCTCGAAAAAACGCCTTGCTGTGGTGCATGAGCAACGCGGGAGACGGCACGAGTGTCGTGCTTCGGCATTTTAGGACGCGCGCGCATGCTCAGCTCGGGGATCCGGATGGAGTTGTCGCCGCGCTGGGTGATTCGGAGCTTATTGCCGACGATTCGGCTGACGGCTCGGCGCTCGGCCTTTTTGAGTGGTCAGCACACCCAAACGCTGACCCGGCCGACGTGAACGCCTGGGCGCAGGCTAATCCTTCGTTAGGCTACACGATCGAGCTGGCCACGTTGAAGGCTGCACACGCCGACGATCCGCCGGATGTGTTTAAAACAGAGTGCCTCTGCCAGTGGGTGACGACTACGATCGCGCCCCCGTTCCCGGTCGACTCCTGGGACAAGGGCAAGGATGAGAACAGCCGCATCGCGGATGACTCCCCGCTGTGGTTCGGGGTGGACATCTCAGCGGACAGGACGCGCACGAGCATCGCCGTTTGCGGGAAGCGCACAGATGGGTGCTGGCACGTGGAGCTCGCAGAGTACCGCTCCGGTACGGGGTGGCTGGTCAAGTGGTTCCAGAACGCCGCGCCGCACTACCCGAACGGCATGAGGGTCGCGCTCCAGAGCAAGGGGGCGCCTGTGGCGTCGATGATGGACGTGATCGGGGCGGTCGATGGCGTGGAGATAATAGAGTGCTACGGCAAGAACGTCGCCGGATGGTGCGGGCGCTTATATGACGCGGTGGCAGCCAATACGGAGGAGGACGTCGACGCGGTGCCGGTCTTCCACATCTCACAGCCGGCTCTCGATCTGGCGGCGAATATCGCGGCAACGCGGCCGATGGGTGACGGTGCCTGGGCGTGGGACCGCAACAAATCAACCGAAGATATATCGCCGCTGGTGGCCGTCACGATGGCCCTGGGAGCGGCGACGCAGATAGAAGCTGGAAAAACAAAGACCTATGACAGCGTTTACAACGAGCGCGGCGTGTTGGTCATTTAGGAGGGCGCAAGATGCCTATTTTTAGCAATATAAGAAATCTTTTCAGGCCGACGCCGGTGATCCTTTATGGCGGCGACTACGGCGTCAGCGTGGCGAGCATGGACGCGGCCCAGCTTTATCGGACGCAGCCGAACCTCCGGGCGGTCGTTTCATTCTTGGCGGACAATGCCGCGCAGATCCCGATTAAGGTCTACAACCGCGCAAGCGACACAGACAGGCCGCGCGTGATGGATTCGCCGGCGGCGCTTCTTCTGGCGCATCCTAATCCGGATATGACGGCGTATGAGTTTAAGCGTTGGATGTATTCGGACTTATTGCTTTATGAGCGCTTTTTAACGCTGATTTTGCCGAGCAAGGAGACGGAGAGCGGCTGGGAGCTGCGCCCGATCCCCGCGTCGTGGATTCAGAGATATAAAGGCGTGTCGCCGTTTTCTCCGGATTATATCGTGATTGGGCTTCCAGGTCATGAGGCGATTGAGGTCCCGCGGGATAAGTTTATTTTATTCCACGGCTACGACCCGACCGATCCGATGCGCCAGTATTCGAGGATCAGCGCACTTAAAGAGACGCTGCACGAGCAGGTGGAGTCCAACAGATTCCGGCGCCAGATGTGGCAGCGGGGCGGACGGTTCAACTCTTACGTGACGCGCCCGAAAGACGTCGCGGCGTGGTCGGATGGAGCTTTTGAACGATTCAAAGAAACGTTTAAATCTTCCTGGGCCGGAGATAAGGCAGGCGAAGCCGGCGGGATGCCGATCCTTGAGGACGGCATGGAGATCAAGACGGTGCAGTTTAACAGCCGCGATGCCCAGTGGTCGGAGTCCGTGAGACTTTCCCGCGAGGATGTGGCGGCGGTCTACCACGTCAATCCCGGCCTGATCTGGCCGGGCAGCGGTCAGACTTATGCCAGCGCAAGAGATAACGCCAGGGCGCTTTATAACGACTGCCTTGCGCCGACGCTCATGCAGGCGACGGACCGCATCAACATGTGTGTCCTGCCGATGGTCGGCGAGCCGTTGGGCCATTACGCAGCCTACGACATCACGATCAAGACGGAGGGCACCTACGAGGAGAAGATCGCCACGCTGTCGAGTGCGGTCGGTGCTCCATTCCTGAGCCGCAACGAAGCCAGGGCGCGGCTCGACCTCCCCGCGATCGAGGGCGGCGACGAGCTCATCACGCCGCTGAACGTCTTAACCGGCGGACTGGCAAGCCCGCGCGACACGGATCCGACCGTCGAGCGGTACAACGCCGCGCAGGGTATCAGAGTAAAGGCTGCGAGGCGTAAAGCCCGAAGCACAGCGACGGACGAGGAAAAAGACAAGATAGCGGCCGTTTATCGGTCATTCTTCAAACGCCAGGCAAAAAGCGTGCTCCCGAAGATCGGGGCAAAAGCGGAGAAGTGGTGGGACGGCGAACGGTGGGACAACGAGCTGACAGACGACCTTTTCCCGGTCGTTTTGAAGATGTCGGCCCAGATCGGGCGCGATGCCGTGCGGGATCTGTACACTGACGGCACATATGAGCCGGAGCGGACAGAGGCCTATTTAAAAGTTATGTGCCGCCGCCGCGCCGAGATGATGAACAGCAAGACCCACGCGGAGCTCCTCGACGCATTGGATGAGGACACGTTCGAGGACGAGGATGCGCTGAAGGCGACGCCCGAGGGCGTCTTTGAAAACGCGGAGGAGAACCGGGCCGAGACAGCCGGCAGCGCTTTCGCCGTTGCGGTGGTCGGATGGTCGGCGCTTGAAGCGTGCCGCCAGAACGAGGACAAGCCCGGACAGGCGTTCAAGACGTGGATCGTGACGTCCGGCAACCCGAGAGCGTCACACGCAGCCATGGACGGCGAGACAGTGCCATATGATGAGCCGTTTAGCAACGGCGCGATGTGGCCGGGCGATGTGGACGCGCTGGGCGTTGAGGAAGTGGCTAATTGTCAGTGTATCGTTGAAATTGAAGTAATAGACTGAGGTGCGATATGGATATTAAAACTAAAACATTTGATGTAAAAGCCGACAACGGCACGATAATTGGCTACGCCTCCACGTGGATCCGCGAGCCGGACAGCTACGGCGACATTGTAGCGAAGGGTGCTTTTGCTGAGTGTATCGCCCGGATCAAGGCGGAGGGGAAAGTCCTGCCGCTTCTTTTTAACCATGACGGCGACGACCTGAGCAAATACATCGGCACCGTTATCAACCTCAAGGAGGACGACCACGGCTTGAAGTTCGAGGCCACATTCGACGCGACTCCGGAAGCCCAGAGAGCGCGGGAGCTGACAATGGACGGCCGGCTTGCTAAGTTCTCTTTTGCTTATGACGTTATCGAACAGGGGCCGATTACGCTTGAAGATGGCCGCGAAGTCAACGAGCTCCGCAAGCTGAACATCCATGAGGTGAGCCTTGTGCTTTATCCGGCGAACCCGGACACGTCTGTTGTGAGCGTGAAGTCCGGACGGCGCAATAGTGCGAAAGACGCCGATGTGATTAAGCAAATCATTTCACTCGCGCAGTCGCTTTTGGCTGACGAGGTTGATGATGATATTGAACAGCCGAGAGAATCAGACGCCAAATCGGAGGAGCGGGACCCCGCCAACGATGAGGAGCGCGAGAGGATCGAAGCGCTGTTGAAAGAAGCTAATGACCTGCTCCCCACAAAGGAGGACGAAAGATGAATCTCAAAGAGAGACTGATCGAGGCCCAGGGAGTTCTTGCGGAGGTAAAAACGGCCGTTGAAGCCGGCGAGAAATCCGCGGAAGATCTCTCCAGCGCCATCGAGAACGTCAAGAGCATCCAGTCGCAGATTGATGCGGCTGAGGAAGCTGACAAATTAATTAAATCGCTCGGCGCTCCGGAAGACGCGCCGGCAGAAAAGGAGAACGAAAAAATGACAGTGATGGAAGAACTCGCCCAGAAGGCCGCCGAGATGAAGGACAGAAAGAGCGGCATCTCTATGCACATTAAGGCCGCGACGACGGTCGTGACCGCTCCGCAGATCGCCGACGTGGATAAGAGCGTCGCTCCGCAGCCGAAGAGAGTCGCCGCGGCTGACTTCTTCAGCAATGCCACGATTAGCGGCAACGCGATCACCTACTTCAGGCAGGGCGCCTATGAAGGCGTTCCGGCTGTGACCGCTCAGGGCGCTAAGAAGCCGCAGAACAGCACGAGTTTCGAGCCGACCACGCTCCCGCTTAGCAAGATCGCGGCCTTCATCAAAGAGACGGACGAGATCCTGTGGGATGCCGAGTTCCTGGCTTCTGAGGTCCAGAACAGCCTTGTTTACCGCGTGGGCGTCATTGAGGACAACACGATTGTTGGCGCGATCTCCGGTACGAGCGGCATCCTGACCAGAACGGCCGGCACCGGCACCAGTGCCTTCGCAGATTCCATCATCGGCGGAATCATGGACATTAAGACGGCTTCGGCTTATGACGCGGCTGTCGTCATCCTTAACCCGGCCGATTATCTGGCGCTGCTCCAGAACAAGGACGGCAACAACCAGTATTACGGCGGCGGCTACTTCTCCGGCTCTTATGGCAACGGCGCTTTCGGCGTCCCGACTTCCATCTGGGGCGTTCCGGTCTTCACTTCGTCCGCTGTTACTGTCGGCACTGCTATCGTGGCAGCTCGTGAGGCCGTCAAGGTTTGGAGAAAAGGCGGTATGGACGTCAAGATCTACGAGCAGAACGAGGACGATGCCCTCTACAACAGAGTCACCCTCCTCGCCGAGGAAAGACTCGCCTGCGCGGTCGTGGATCTGAACGGTGTCTGCAAGATTTCCTGATGACATGAGAAAAGAGGGGCGGGGGCTTCCCCGCTCTTCTTCATAAGGAGATGACGCCAATGATGAAGATTTACAAATGCGGCGACTATTACCGCCAGTACGAAGAAGGCAAACAGCCCGAGGGTGCTATCGAGGTAAAGAAGCCTGCCGCCGAAAAAGAAAAAGCGTCCCCTGCCAATAAAGCCCGCCGCACGACAAAGAACAAATGATGACGGCATGGGGCTATGACGTTAATAGCGCGTTGCCTCCGTTGCTGACGGCTGAGGAGTACGCCCGCATGACAGGGACGGAGTGGAGCGAACGGCTTGAGGCTGCGCTCAATGCCGCATCCCAGGCGATCCGCAATTATTGCGGCTGGCATGTGAGCCCGTCCGTTAATTGCACAGCGAACCCGGAAGGCGGCGCCATTGTCGCAAAACTGCCGGCCGGCTATGTGAGCGCTATTACGAGCATCACCGAAAACGGCGAAGCGTTAAGCTCGTCGGACTACGAGTGGCGCAAGGATGGGCTCATTAAGCACGCTGCGCCGTGTGTGTGGAGTGATAAATGGGGAGGCATCGAGGTGCAATATGTGGCCGGCTATGACAGTGCGGCCGTTCCGGATCTGATTGAAACCGCGTGCGCTATCGTGGCCGGTGTGCTGGCTGTGGCTCCCGGGGTGACGTCAGAGAGTGCCGACGGCGTGAGCATCAGTTATAGCGCCAACGCGGCGAGCATTGCGGCGGCATTAACGTCACAGCAAAAAAACGCGCTTGAAGTCTACAAATTAAGGAGCAGCCATGCCGCTTAGTTTCTTTTCTGATTCCGTTACGGTCAAACGGGCCGTCATAGCGATAAAGAACGGGATGGAGTATCGCGACTGGACGAACGCGACAAGCCACACGGTGGCGCGTGTTCAGATTACCGCGCAGGCTTCAACTCGTGATTTTGACGGCCGCGTGGAAAGCGTAACGGACAGGCGGACTTTGCGGGCCTCTTACGATGCGGATATAGCGGTGGGCGACCGTATCGAATGGAACGGCGACATGTACGAGATCGACGGCGAGGTGTTCCACACCAAATCGCCGACCGGGAGAGTGTCGTCTACGCGCTGCACCTTAGTGAGGTTTAACGGCTAATGAGCGCAAAAATAACTATTGAACATATCTCAGCGGGGTGGATCGAGATCTTTAAGTCGGCAGGAATGCAGGCGGTTGTCGATTCAGCCGGGGAGCGTATCGCGTCAGAAGCGGGAGAGCATTTCTCCTATAAGCAGGCGCAAAATAACCGCTTCACGGTCGGCGGCTTCGTCAGCTCGGACGACTACGAAGGTGCAGTCCTGGAAGCCACTGACAAGGTGTTAACGAAGGCGGTGCATGGATGAGAGCGACGATCGACATAGAGACGGCATTATATAACAGCTTAACCGCTGCCGGATATAGTGCATCGGCGCACATGATCCCGGCGACGCTGGGGGACACTTTGCCGCATATCCACATTACGCGCACAGGCGGCTCTAATTCGAGCATGGTCATCGACACGCATCAGGTCGATTTCGACGTGTACGCGGCGGACCAGGCGGACGCGATGACGGCTGCGTGTGACCTGTGTGATTGGATCCGAGGGCTCGCCGGCGGAGTAGTCGGCACGGCTTGCTATACATCCGACGTGATAACGTTACCATATGGCAATCCGGATCCGAGACATCTCAACATCGGACGCGCCACGATTAAGGCGCAGATTTTAACACGAACGAGAGGAGATTAAAATGCCTAATGTTAGTGATGTGCGCGTTGGCGCACCGGAACAGAGCACGACCGGGGCGATTAAGCACGCTCCGCTCGGCACTACGCTCCCGACTCTCGAGAGCATTTCCACAAGCGGCGTCGTTCTCGACAATGCTTTTACTGGCAACGAGTACGTCTCAGAAGACGGCCTGACGCTTTCGCCCTCGATGTCCACGTCGGACATTAAGGACTGGAGCGGCGCGGTGGTCCGCAAGCTCCTCGAGAGCTTTGACGGAACGCTCTCCTGGACGATGATCTCGACGGACGAGAACGCCCTCAAGATCAGCTTTGGCGATGACTACGTCACGAAGAACGCGGCAACGATCTCGCACGGCACGCAGCTCCGCGCGGCTCTTGGTGCTCATCTGCCGGATGAACAGAGCTGGGTCTTCCTGATGAAGGACGGCGATGCCAGGATCGTGATCGTGGTCCCGGATGGACAGATCACCGAGGTCGGCGACGTGACCTTTAAGGCCAACGAAGCTGTCGGTTGGAACGTGACTCTGTCCTGCTATCCGGACAGCTCTGGCCACAGCATTTATATCATGACGGATGATGGAGTGATTTCTCAGTAATAAAGGAGTAATACTATGCGGCTTTTCGGAAAAGATCTCCCGGATTTTTTTGCTTTTCAAATCGAGGGCTCTGACGTGGTTTATAAGATCCCGCTCGCGGGGTCACTGACGAACCGCGAAATCATAGCCTTTGAAGCTACTGAAGGCGACTATCGCAAGCAGGTCGAATGGCTGCGCGCCTATCTCGGCGACGCGATCGACGACATGACGCCCAGCCAGACGGGCGAGATCCTGCGTGCGTGGGCTTCTGCTACTCAGGAACAGGGGGCAACGCCGGGGGAATCATAAGCCTTGTGCGGTTGGTGGAAAATCACGGGCGTGCGCTGGAGTACGACCTAATGACCAGCACAGGGCGAACACTTAACGAGTATATGACGATGGGGGCGGCCGGAAAAGTCGCCCTCTTGTCATTCGTGAAACATCTGCCGCCTGATTCGGCATTAAATCGGGAAATCAACCCGAAAGAAGATGCCTGGATCTGGGCGACGACAACAAAGACCAATGCGATATTAGCGGACCTTTTTGATGCATTCGTGGCGGCGAACTCTAAGAAGGGCAAAAGGCCGAAACCATATCCGCGGCCCAAGAAAAAAGAGAAGATCGGCCGGGGAGCGATCCCGATAAAAGACTTTTGGTCGTGGTGGAATAAGGAGAAGTAGACATGGCGAGCGACGGCATTGAAGTAGCGCGGGCGCACGTTACGATTATACCCAAAACAGACGGCACGTCGTCCGCCGTTATCGGCTCGATTGTCAATCCGCTTACTGATGGAGTAAGCAAGGCCGGCGACAAGGCCGGCGGGTTGTTTAACACCAAACTCGGCGGAATGCTGAAAAAGTTCGCGGCTCCGGCTGCGATCGGTGCGGCATTGGTCGGGATCGGCAAGGCCGGCTATGAAGCCTTTAAACAAGTCGAAGAAGGCGAGATGAATCTGATTAAGGCGACGGGGGCAACCGGCGAGGCTGCCGATGCGCTGAAATCGGTTTATAAAGACGTTGCGGCGAATGTGGTCGGAGACTTTGGAGACATCGGTGCGGCGGTTGGCGAGATTAATACCAGGCTGGGACTCACTGGGCCGGCTTTGGAATCCGCCTCCGAGGCGGCGATGAAATACGCCAAGGTGACAGGACAGGACGCCACACAGGCCGTGCAGGACGTCACGCGGATGATGAACAAAGCTGGCAGCTCGTCGG